GCTCATTTTTCCGATTGCTTCATCTCGCACTACTGGATTCGCTTCTTCAGGAGGATCCTTTCTGGGAATCAATCTACATTACTTACCGCCAGTTCTCAGAGCAAGACTGATGGATGCACTTTATGATACGATGACCAATGATAAACTAGATGAAACGACTCGTCTTCGTATCTCATATAATATTCTACAGCAGGCTAGCAAGTATCGTTTCTTCAAACCATGTATCAAACGATATCTTGTTTCGCATGTTCAGTCTAGATTTTTCTATATCGAGCCCACTGAATGGGAAATGGCTTTATTCTTACCACTTGATAGATTCGTTGGGGCTAATAAATCACGCATTTATCGCGATAGTCGCGACAGGATCTAACAATGCCATTCAACGTAGCAGAATTCAACGCAAATATATCACGCGGAAGTATCGCCCACAGCTCTCAGTTTGAGGGATTTATTGTTGGTGGTCCAGGAACGTATAGCAAGAGCGGAAAGGTTCAAGCTGGTATTCTTGCTCGTTATGGTCTTGAGGAAGGTATGCGCTTCCGTATTGAGTCAGTCAATCTGCCTGGCAGAACGTTAGTGACCACAGACCAGAACTATCATGGTCCTGTTCGTGCGTTGCCATACAGATTCAATATTCAAAACGTATCTATGACCATCATCCTGTCTAAAGACATGCGTGAGCGTGAAGCATTCATGAAGTGGCAGGATTTCTTTGTTGGTCACTATCGCACAAACTACACGAACCAAGCTGTTCCTGGACCATTCGATACAAAGTATTATCAGGACGGCATCGGTCGTATTCAAATAAGACAATATTCATATCCAGTAGGAGATGCCAGCGGAAACACAGCTGGCGCTGAGTATGAATTACAGAACGTGATTACTCTAGAAGAAGCATATCCAATAGGCGTTCAGGACATTCAAATGGCTTGGGGTGATGAAGGATATGCTAAACTACAGGTCGAAATCAGATATCGTTACGCCACAGAATACAATAAAAACTATGGCGGCACAAACCATTTTGATAGCAACAAAGCTGGTAAGAGCGTTACAAACTTTATCAAAGACAATCCTGGCGCATTTGGACCATAACATATTGAGGTGAATTTATGGCATTACCTAAGATCGCGACTCCGCAATTTGCATTGACATTACCATCTAACGGTCAACGAGTTCACTTTAGACCGTTCCTAGTCAAGGAAGAGAAAGCTCTTCTTATGGCGACTCAGTCTGAAGATTCGCTGGATATGATTGATGCAGTGAAAAATGTAATCGCGTCTTGCATATTGGATAAGGTCAACGTAGATACGTTGCCTTATTTCGATTTAGAATATATTTTTTTGAATATTCGAGCTAAGTCTATCGGTGAAATAGTCAAACTAGAGTATCGTCACACTGGCGGTAAGAACTACTCAGGAATTGAGTGTGACGCAGTTACGCCTGTAGAGATCAATCTTGAACAGGTCAAGGTCGAAAAGAAAGACGGTCATACGAATAAGATTCAGCTCGACGATAAGATAGGCGTTGAGATGCGTTATCCTACCATTCTAGATGTAAAGATGGTTACGGAAGGCGCGAACGAAATCGAAATGCTAGCGAAGTGTATCGTATCGGTATATGATGAAAATGAAGTTTACGAACCAGATAATCTTGAAGACTCTATTGAATTCATGGAGTCACTGAATAACTCTCAGTTCAGTAAGATCATGAACTTCGTAGATACGATGCCAAAGCTAAGACATACATTCAGCTATAAGTGCAAGGGATGTGGTCAGGAAGATACGGTCACGCTGGAGGGTATGGCTGATTTTTTTTGATGATCCTCTCTCATAATACTCTGGCGAATTATTACCAGACCAATTTTTCGTTGATGCAGCACCACAAATATTCGCTGAGTGACATAGATGGTATGATTCCGTGGGAGAGGGATATCTACGTCAAAATGCTTATTGAATATCTAGAAAAACTAAAAGAAGAACAAGACAGAAGGCGGTAAATGTCAAAGGAAAACGAAGAGATCCTTCGTGCTATCCTTGAAAAGGGAGGCGAAAATGCTAAGAAGCAAGCGGCTGAGGGAATAGCTCAGCTGCCGCCGGCTGCCGACGACCCACCTAAAGTAAAGCAGAAAAAGAAAACAAAAGGACTGAAAAAGGTCGCTGCTAAGATTGGGACCTCTAAGTTCTTTTATAATCCAGAAGGCGCTATCGTAGACGATAAAGGCGTCGTCGTTCCTCCGCGCATGGCTAAACAAATCATGGAAAAGAGTGAGATGTTTGACGCTGTTGCGAAAGCTATGCCAAAAGCAGTTCGTAGCAAACCAGACGCGAACATAGTTAGGTTGCATGGCGAACTGAAAAATACAGTAAGAATGTCTCAGGGTCTCGCGCGCTCGCACGAAGCACTACTAAAAGAAGTTCCTAAAGCATTTGATCAGTTTTCTATCGCTATCAAGCGCCTGACTGATCATCATACTGAAGTCGTAGAAAAGCTCATCAAACAAAACGAAGAGCTTCAGGATAAAGTCACAGAAATACTGACGGGCGTCAAGACGCCAACTCGTTCTGGTGGAGCAGTAAGACGACCAAAACGAGGTGCAGCTGCTGCCGCTGTTGGCGGATCACGAGCGGCAAGAACGACTAAGTTTCGAAACACAGCTCGTCGTCAAGAGGTATTAGATCGCGCTGAGCGTATGGGTCAAATTCGTCAAGATCGTAATATAAAAATGATCAAGCGATTAGGTATTGCTGGTGGAATCGGTGGTGGCATAATTGGTGCTGGCGTTGGTGCAGCTATCAATAGAGGAGGTCCAGCAGCGCCAGGACCAACTGGAACACAACCATCCGCAGGAGCACAACCATCAAACGTTCCAGGAATGGTAAAGCTGACTACACCGATCAGCAAAAAAGAATATGTTGTTGCTGGTCAGTATGCAAACAATTTCAAGGGATTCGTTGACGAGCTAGAAAATAACGGATATCAAATCAAAAGCATTGGTGGATATGCTAATCGTAATATCGCAGGAACTGGACAAAAGAGTTTCCATTCGCTCGGTGTAGCGATTGACATCAATCCTTCGACGAATCCACACTTATTTGACGGACGCACAGTCACTGATATGCCAGCGAACGTATCTGCGCTTGCTCGTAAATATGGTCTTGGTTGGGGTGGAGACTGGCGCTCGTCCAAAGATACGATGCACTTCTCTATGGCGTCACAAGAAGGTGGTGCGGTAGCGATTGATCGTAGCGGCGTTGCTCCTCTTCCTGGCGCACCTGCTACAGCAGGCACAACTGAAATGGCTGCTCGCGGCGCTCCGACTACAGCGGGAGCTGCACCAGCAACGCCCGCTGGCGTTCCAGAACGCGCAATGACTCCTTCTCCAGGAACTCCAGGCGCAGGCGCTGCTCCAGGCGATGTAGTCAAAGTCGTAGAGTCTGGTGCTGGATATAATGTTGTTCAGCTTGCTGACGGATCTGTAGAAAAAAGAACAGGCGTTCGTAACTGGAGAAACAATAATCCAGGAAACGTTTCCTATGGTGCATTTGCTCAGCGTTATGGTGCTATCGGAACTGACGGACGCTTTGCAATTTTCCCAACATATGAGCATGGACGTAGAGCTAAAGAAGCTCTGCTATTCGAAAGTCAAGGATATGCGGGAATGAATATCGCTCAAGCGATCAATCGTTACGCACCGCCATTCGAAAACAACACAAGAGGATACGTTCAGTCTGTAGCAGCTGCAGCAGGCGTCGATCCATCAACTCCTCTTTCTCAGCTTAGCCCACAGCAAAGAGTTGCTATGCTTAATGCTATGGAAAAGGTAGAAGGATTTAGAACAGGTCAGATCGCAAAGGTCAGCGGACCAACGGGAACTGCTACAGCGTCTGCGCCTCCAGCTGCTCCTCAAGTTCCTGGCGTGCCTCAAGCTGCTCTCGCTCCTTCCGCTGGAACGCCTAATGCGCCAGCTGCTACTTCTGGTGAAAAACCACAGAACGTTTCGTTTGAGTCAGGTCGAGTTGATGTGTCCAAAGTAGATCCTGAACTACTGAAACGTTTCTATGCAGCTGCTGCAGAATACGGTGGTCCTGTTCGTATCAACTCAGCTTATCGCGGTGATGATTATCAAGCGCAGCTATGGGTCCGTGCAAACGTATTCCGCGAGCCTGGAATCTATTCACCAGCAAAACCACAGAACACGACTGTAGTCACATATAGAGGTCAGCAGTTTACGGTTCCTGGATCAGGTCGTGGATCGTCTCATGGTAAAGGTCAGGCTCTTGACGTATCACCAGATGCAGCTCTTGATCCATATCTACGCAAGCATGGACTAAACAGACCGTTCGCTTCGTTTGATCCGCCGCACGTAGAGCTATCTGGTGGAAGCAACTATCAAGCACCAAGCGAACCAACCACAGGAACTCAGGTCGCTGGTGGACCAACAGCAGCTCCAGGCGCAAGCCCAACAGCTGCTATGGGAGCAACGATGGCAGCTGGTTCTGCAAGACAAGCTATGACCGACGCATGTAACTGTGGTCCTGGTCAAATGGTCATTATGAACAATAATAACACGATGATTCATACTCAGACGATGTATCGCCGTAATTCACTTTCTGGAAATAACAGACAACCAGAACCGTTCAATCCCCTCGCTATGGCTGCTGGATATGCGGTCGGTAGAGCCTTGAGGTTATTCTAATGGCTATTTCAAAACTCGTTAGCGTTGGATATCAAAAAGATACTAACAGTCCAGCGCAGAGAGCATACTTTTCAACGAACAATGACGCTCCGAAAAAAGTAGAAAAAGTATCATCATCTATGTTCAGCGACTCGATGGTTTCATCGGTCATTGATTCTATTCGTAATTACAACAGCCAAATAGCTAAACTTCAGGATATTTCACGCGGGCTTATTATTTCATTCAAAGGTTTGATTGTAATGATCAGACAGTTGAATAAGGATATGACGTCTCGTTTTAGACTGGTGAACAAAGAGTTAGATGCAAGCAGACTTGATTTCGTTCGTAATGTTTTGACGACGCCTGTAGCCACTCCTACAGGAACAACCACGCTCGGTAATGCGATTGAGGAAAAGAAAGAAGAAACTAAAAAAGAAGATCCAAAGAAAGAAGATGAAAAGTCTAGTTTCTTAGATGATCTTATGGGTCTCCTAGGAGTTAGAGGAGGAGCCAAAGGCGGTTCTACTTTGCTACGCGGAATGGGTGCGATCATCTCAAATCCGATTGTAGCAGGATTTTTAGGAGCAAGTGCGGCTACTGTAGCAGCTATCTTTGGATCTGCTGCTGTCGGTGATTACTTGATGAAGAAGTTTGGCATCAATGAAAAGATTGCCGAACGTGAAAAGTCTGAAGAATATCAGCAGCTGCGTCAAACCCAAGAAGGTCTTACTGATTCTGCGATAGAAAGAAACGTTGCTCCAGTTAGCGATCAGCGTAAAATGAGTATAACTCAATTCCTGAAGAGCAAAGGTCTAGGAGGTCCAGACGGAACTCCACGCGGAAGTGAAATTACTAAGAAAGGTGATGAAGTTACGATCATAAAGAAAGGTCATCCTGACGAAGGAAAGACGTTCAACTTCATCACAGGTCAGGAAATTGGCGCTCCACAAGTTCAGGGTCCGCCTGCGCCTGCGGCTCCAGCAGCTGCTCCTACTGGTGCTCCAACAACCGCTGCACCAGAAGCTGAAAAGCAACCTACACCTCCACAGTCGTCTGGTAGCTCAGAAGGCGCACAGCCAAGTGCTCCTTCGTCTCCTCCTCCTGCTGCGGGTGCTACAGCTACCATTTCTGTTGCAGATAGATCTAATCTAACTCCAGAAATGCAAAAGATGTTGAAGGTGGCAGAAGAATCTGATGCTGGTGCTCCTTCAGCGCAACCATCTGGAGGCGCAAGTCCTGCTGCTCCTGCTCCGGCTGCTGCACCAGCGGAAGCAGGTCCACCGAAGTCTGCAGCTGCTAGAAAAAGAGAAACGTTAGATGCACTTGGCGCACCAGCTCCAGCTACTCCTGCTCCTTCTGCACCACCAGCTCCACCAGAAACTCCTAAGATGGAATCATCTGGAGGTGGAGCACCTGTTGTTGTGAATAATAATAACGTTCAAGCATCTTCAAGTTCATCAGGAGGCGAAGGAAACAACGTAACAGGTCAGAACTTTGCGTTGAGTGCGGTCGATCCTTTCATGAACGAGTATCTTCAAAGGATAGCACCGTCATATCAATAAAAAAAGGGGGAGCCGAAGCTCCCCCAGGCTATCACAGGTGAAAGGAATAAGCCCTGTGATTATTCGTCATCCTCAGCGAGCTTGTTGAAGAACTCCAAGTCATCGTCATCATGAGCAGCTACCTTCTTAGCTGGTGCAGTCTTACCAACAGAAGGCGCAGCAGAAGGACGAGCGACACGTTCAAAAGGGACGTCGTCTTCCTCCGACTTACGACTATAACCTGCTTGCTCAGACAAGACCTTGTCCAAACGAGCCTTGAGTTCATCGTAGCTCTTGAACTTATCTGGAGCTACCAGCTCAGCAAGTGAATGCTGTGACTTCCAGATTGCTTCCATGTCATCGTCATCTTCAAGAAGCGGAGCTGGATCTTCGAACTCACTCTTGTCGTAGTTACGATAACCTTCAACCTTGCGGATCTTGAGCTTGAAGTTAGCACCAGCCCACAGATCGAAAGGATTCAGAGGCTTCTCATCGTCAAACTCAGGATTCATCTTTTCGTTGATCTTATCGAAGATCTTCTTACCGAACTTGTAGAGGAATACCTTACCTTCGTTCTCAGGATGAGCAGGATCCTTGACAACATAGATGTTGGCGATATAGTTTAGACGACGCTTGCGTGCGCGAGCGATTTCCTTATCCTTGTCGTTACCAGAGTTCCAGAGCTTGGAATTCATTTCAGCAACAGGATCAGGCTGATTGAGAGTCGTCAGTGAGTTTTCGATATACCAACCACCAGGACCTTGGAAACCATGGTTCCACATACGGACCCAAGGAAGTTCTTCGTTCATTGGTGCGGGAAGGAAACGGATGATAGCGTATCCGTTACCAGCCTTATCAACTT